ACCAACATCTCCTAGTTTTAAACCAGCCTGATACAAAGGAGCAAACACACCAAACTGACTACCTTGCTGGGCAATCTGCTGGTTACGGAGCAAGTCCATCTGTTCCTGCTCTTTGACCTTAGCGGCAATTATTTCCTGCGGTGAAGGTCCAAATAACGAAGTAATAGCCATGTTTGTTCCTTAATTAAGAAGTACCGAATTGACCAGCTTGGCTTGCTTGTGCATACGGATTAGTATTATTAAACGGATTAAATCCATAATAAGACTGTAAACCAGCAGGCGAACTAGGTCCATAAAGTTGACTAAACAGTTGCTGTTGCTGTTGGTTTTGTAAGTATTGTTGACCAGCACCGGCAATGTTTTGAGCCATTAGTGATGGGCCAACCAACGAACCCTGTAAACGGGTCTGTGCAGCCCCTAAACCACCAGTTAATAAAGACTGACCGACATTAGCACCGGCTGTGGCTGTTCTACCACCCAATTGAGCACCGATGTCAAGAGGCTGCAGTGCTGCCTGCTCAAGCAACTGCTGAGTACCAAATTGTGTCTGGAACGGAGCCAAAGCCTGAGTCTGCAATCCGTATTGAGTTCCTAACAGATTAGCGCCTGTGCCGAAGAGTCCCGCACCAAACCCAAGTCTATTTCTTGCTTCTTGTTCTGCCTGTGCAGCTAGTTGCAAGTCTTGTGTACGCCGTGCATTAGCCAGAGCAGCCAACTCAGGTTGACCAATATCACCAATGTTGAGGCCTGCACGACCACGCCCAAACACAGAAGCGCCTAAGCGTTGCTCTTCACGCTGACGGATAGGGTCAAGCATTGCATACTGCTCTTGCAGATATTGGTTACGAGCCTGCTCTGGAGACTGTGCTAGATACTGAGCACCTAGGCCAAATAGACCTTGACCAGCAGCCCCTAAAGGAACACCAGCAGCTTGAGCCTGTTCAGCCTGTCCTAAACTTGTGCCGTATAAGGCAGATAGCCTGTCTTGCAGTGCTTTGATCTCCGCAGACGGAGTGTATCCAGCGCCTTTTAAACGACCTGATTTATCAAATTCAAATTGAGAAGCGCCAAACCTAGAAGTTATTCCTACTGGTCTGAATCTTTGCTCTTCAGCCGCAATTCTAGCTGCTGCTAGTTGGGCCTCAGCAGATGTGTTGGCTGCGTTTTCAGCAGACCTGCCAGCCATGCTGCTCCCAAGTAAACTCGCACCGCCTGCAATAAGAGCCCCTGTAACAATAGGCATAATACTACTCCTTAATTAAAACTTCATCAATGTTGTTAATGTCTGTTTCGTTGGTAGCATGAATACAGTACCAAACACAGTCCTCTAATGCTAAGATACCATGATGTTTATCGGCTTTGATATTAAAACAATGTGGTGCTTCAATATCAAAAACTTCATCATCTACTACAACTTTTACCTTGCCTTTAGCAAGAATAGACAGATGGTCATGCTTGTGCTTGTGCTGAACAATCTGAGAGCCTTTAGGAAACAAGCATTCCTTAGCATATAAGTTATCTGAAAAGTGATGTGTAATCATGTTTTCATTATGTAGCACAGGGCGTAGTACGGTGGCAGATTGGCGTTGGTTCCTGAGTTACCAGCGGAAGATGTTGTGCCAGAAACTGTGTGTGTATGAGAACCGGCAGCTCCGCTAAGACCTAAAGTTGCAGGGGATGCTGTACCATACAAAAGGTATTGGTTTTGATTTCCACCTTGGTTATCGCCAATTTTTAATGTTTCTGTTCCATCAAGGGTTCCTGTATTCGCTCCATTGTATGTACCTCCAGCCATGGCGTGTTGGTGATCTGCAGCCGAACTTGTTGTAGCACTAAAGGTATGGTCGTGAGTTACCACAATAGCGTTAGCAGAACCGCCAGTAGCGCCTACTGCATAGGTAGAGCCAGCACCAACAACAAACTTATCTCTTAAATCTGGTGTAGAGTTAGAACCGTTACACAATACCCAGCCAGTGGGGATAGCTGAGGCAGCGCCAGACCAGATAATAATACCGCCACTAGGTATAGCCACTGCTACTGCTGCAGCAACAAAGGCTGTACTAGCAATCTGAGTAGTGCTAGTTCCAGAAGCCGCTGTGGGCGCTAACGGGGTTCCTGTGAGGGTAGGGCTGTTGCTGTCTGCCTTGGATGATATAGCAGAGGCAATAGCGGTGTATTCAGCATCAATCTCAGTACCTTTAATGATCTTTGATGGATTGCCGGTGCTATAGCCGTCTTTAACTGCAAAGTTAGTTGCTTTCGTGTAATTGCTCATACTGTTTTCCCTTGTGCGACATAGACATCGATTTTCTGAATAGAAAGAGGATCACCATTTAATTCTGCTTCTAGGCCTAACTGTAGAACAGCCCCGGTGCCGCCTGCGTTGATCTGAAACTGATCTAGGACAATACCGCTAGAGAACTCAGCAATATTGTATTCCCCGACATTATACTCGTAAACCGTTCCTGTGTCAAGTGTTTTTGTTTCACTACTGTAACTTTCTTTGTAATCAAAGCCCCATTTGATGGCTACGGCATCGCCAGAGCCGCCAATAACCACAAATCCTATCTTTTTAAGGACTTTTAAGGCAGTTGGGCTACCAAAGTCAAAGTAGTTGGTGTAATACTGTAGGCGGTAGGTAGCGGCATTATCTAGATGCCCATAGTATTTACCGATATAGCCAGGCTTACCCAGTAGCAATTCTTTAGCCTGATTGACAAACAAGGCCTTTGGATCAAGAGCATCCCATATGGTGACACGGGCAGAACCGTCCTGAAGAGCACCACGCATATCAAAGCAGTAAGTGACCTTAGTTGCTGGCAAGGTTAGCAGGTAAAAGGCATCCCTGTCATAGTAGACAGACTTAATAGAACTGGGTGTCTCTGATGCTACAGCAGCGATGAGATCATCACGGACGTTCTTGGACACATCCCGCATAGGTAGAGACTTCTCTTGGATGACCCGCTGGAGACTACGCACACCAGAGTCAGACAGGAAGAGAATATCTGTGCCGGTATTCTGCACAGAATCCCTAGCGATGCAGCCTACATTGGGGATATAGTCTGCCAAGGCCAAGGAAGTGACATCTATGGGGTTGCTGTAGATAGCAATGTTGTTCCTACCAAAGATGATTAGGAAGCCGTTATGGGCCGCTAGAGCGATAATCTGGTCATTATTAGGGAACACAGAATTGATCGATAGAGAGCCTGAGTCACCGCCTTGGAAGTCAGAGCCGTCCAAGAGCCTACTAAAGTACACAGTCTGCCTGTCACCAACAATGTCTGCCATCCAGATACGCCCATAAGCAGCTAAGGCACAGTTAGGCTTAAAGTCGGATACAGAATACCCTGTTGGCAGTGTACCAACGTCACCTAACTGCTGAAAGCCAAAGGAGCCTGCATGAGAGTGCGGATTAGCAATGGTGGTCACTGTGCTAGTCAGAGCATCAGAAACTGTGTATCCTGTACCGGCTGTAGAGACAGTTACAGTGGCGACACCAGTACCGCTAAGAGTTGCTACAGTCAACTTAGCACCAGTACCTGTACCGCCTGCTAAGGTCAGAATATCGCCTACGTTGTAACCAGAGCCAGCGGTAGTGACCGTTACAGTCGCTATTGGACCTGTACCGCCACCACCACTAATCGTAGCCACAGAAAAGACAGCACCAGTGCCTGGAGTAGGAAGATTGTGGTAGACCAGTACTGGATGCCCTGCCTGTACCACATAGGCATGAGAGATAGCGTCAGCACCGTCACCATAAGGCAGAGCCGCAGCTTGCCAGTTATTGCCTGTTATTGTGTAAGACACATCAGCGGTATTAGCCTGTGTCCTGACAGTCTTGGTGGTCATGGTTGTGGTGCCAGTAAACAGTTTATTGTTACCGGCACTGATGGTCTGGTTGCCACCACCGTCAATCATCTCAAATATAAACTCTACAGCGTTGGCTGCACCTAAGTCTGTGTTGACTGCTGAGTTTACAGGTGTCCAGCCACGCCTAGCCCCAATACGACCATATCTATCAATGACACAATTCTGTGCCTTCAGAGCATAGCCTGAAGACAACTGAATACTGCTTTCTTGCGTGTTTAGGCCTAGAAAGCCTGGTGCAGCAATAGTAGCGGTTTGTATTCTTTTCATTAAGTTGAACCCCAGACAAGTTCTTCAGGGTAACGATTAGCCTCAGCAGCTATGTGGTCTGCTAGAGACTGACGATAGAGTTCATAAGCCTCAACACTGTTTACACCATTGTCCTCACCACGCTCATTTAAGGCCTTGGCGTAGGCTAGGAAGATTACAGGCTCTGAAGGAACCTTGATCCCTGTTGAAGAAGTAGACAGTTCTGCCTGTGGCTTGATGACGTTAAAGTAGATGTTATAGACACCATCAGGGACAGGATAGAGGTCTACCTGCGTATCTCCATTGGAGTCTACACCGTTAAAGTTATAACGATCAGGAGCACCAGTCAAGACTGTTCCGCTATTTAAGAACAACTCATCCATCTTCCTAGTTGTCTCATAGTTCAGAAACCAGTCAGACTCTGCACTGATAACATCAATGACCTTAAACCGCTGACCGATGGAAGTTAAGACATAGTTAAACAGGTTAGCAGAGGTAGTTACTGTCAGTGTCTCAGCCAGGGCATTCCAAGTATAAGCATCTTCAACCTGCCGTTTAGCGTCATTGACGAACCTGCCAATCAGTTTAGAATAAGCATTGTCAGTAACAGCAGTAACCTCTGGCTCACGCAAGCGAACCAAGGTTTCATTGACAAGTTCTAAGTAAGTTTTATTAGCCATTTATTCCTCTCAACAGTCCCACTTACGCAATGCTAAGGCCTTCCTTGTTGGCCTGCCTTTGGAGTCCTTCATAGGGCCAGGAACGCCATTCATACGGGCACAGAAGGACTTCCTACGAGCAGCCTTCTTAGGAGACTTAGCAGCCTCTTTAGCGGATACTGGAGGCTTCAGGTTAGCGCCTTCCTTGTTCTTAAAGTATGCCCTGCCTTTGGCATTTAAGCCACCTTCTGGGTTCTGATATACTTTCTTTACCATTATTTTTTCGCAGTCTTCTTAGCTTGTTTAAAGGCCTTAGCAGTAGGAGCACCTTTTGTGCCTGGCTTACGCATCTTCTCACCAGATCCCTCGGCTATTCTCTTGCGTTTGGCATGGATATTGGCATAGAGTCCAGGCTTCATTTCTTAACCTTTGCCTTTGCTTTACGGGCAGTAGACAGAGCAATAGCGATAGCCTGCTTCTGTGGCTTGCCTGCCTTCATCTCTTTACGAATATTCTCAGAGACAGTCTTTTGTGAATAACCCTTTTTGAGTGGCATTATTTCATCCTCTTTGCTTTTTTCTCTTTTGCTTCCATAGCCTTAGTCTCATAGCCTTCGTGCATCTTCATGCCTTTAGCAGATTTGTAGCCTTCTTTCTTGGCATAGGACTCAGCGGCTTTTTTACCTTTAGCGGTATATGGGAACTTTTTCTTTCCGACCATTGGCATACTATTCTCCTTAGAATTGGAATTGAACTGCTGTTTCAGGGATAAACTCTACTGTTGCTATGTAGGTCACTGTCTGAGTTCCTGAGTTCTGTACTCGAATCTCATCTCCCGCACTCAGCACTACCTCAGCATTGTTAAGCAGAACATAGTCACCAGCGCCTAAATTTTTACCGCCAGTTACATAATATTCCGTGCTGGTTGAACTGTCATACCAGTAAACACTTGGGCTGTCTGTTCCAGTGATGCTAGCAACATACATAACCTGCCAAAGACCAGTATTCTTAGTAGGCACCGTCAACAGCGTTACTTTGGTGGAGTTAGTTCTGTTAGTAATAGCTGAAACTTTTCTGCTCATCTTAACCTACTTTAAGAACTAAGCTGAGTAATAGAATTACGATGAAACCAGTAGTACCAAGCAGGATCTGTTCTAGTCTCTTTAGCCTAGCGTTGATGCCTGCATAGCGTTCAGCGCACACTGCCTCATGGGTATCAAGTTGTCCTTTAACTTGGTCTATTGGTGACATATTACAGTCCCGTAGTTGTTAGGTTAGAAATCTGTGCGGTTGACAGCGAGGATAGTTGCTCTGTGGTTAGTGCCACTATCTCAACTACCTCACCAGGCAGCGCACACTCAACCCACTCCTGGTCGCCGTGGTTCCAGTTCCATTGGTAGCCGTCACGGTCTTCTGGCTTTGGGTCACGGATAACCCATGACCAATTGAGCCACACCACTTGCTTGCCTTCTGGGCAGGACGGCATATCAGGCACTAGCACCCAGCCCTCAGTCCCGTCAGTCTGTGGTTTCGGGATAGACCCGTTCTTAGAAAATAAAGGCATGGTCAGTCTCCGAATCCGTTGAATGGCCCAACAGGGGCGGTGAAGTTGGCTGTGTAGCGGGCGTAGCCTTTGGTGATGCGAAGGTCATCGATGTAGCCATTTAGCGGGTCTGCGCCAAGAGTTGCTCCAGCAGCTGCAATTATTGGTCTGTCTGTACCCAATAAATAAGAATTGGAATCCGTATATGTGCTGCTCTCTTGCGTCCCGTTCAAGAATAATTTTGTGCTTGTTCCAGACCGAGCCACAGCAACGTGATACCAAGTGCCAGTTGATAGAGTTGTCGTTCCAGTAATCCTTGCCGCACTATTGATATACCAAACAAGTTTTCCGGTTGTGTTTGAAAAGATGAGTGGATATACGCCGTTTGTGCCTGAAGGTCTGCCATCAAACAAAGCAACGTCAGCGGTTAATCCGCTGTTGTAATACACCCAGAATTCAATGGTGAAATCGCCAGTTCCAAATACAAAGTTCTGACTATCACGAATTCGCAAGTAGTCGCCATTTCCATCAAAATACATACTCGAACCACCAAACTTGCTCTGCGTGGTGCTAATCTGTGCGTTGCCAACAGTCTCTAGGTTGTTATCCTGTGCGTTGTCGATGATGCCAGCGTTGGTTCCCGACATTAACAGAGAAGTGTTAGTGATGGCGGTTAAAGGAGCAGTTGGTACTGTCAGAGTAGACAAAGATGGATCGTAGACCGCAGTGCCTTTTACTACTCTTAAATTAGAAATATATCCGTTTGAATAAGAAGAACCGTTTGTCCAATCTCTCGCTATTACACAATTACTTGAAGTATTGTTTGATGATGACGTAGTGGTTGCATCTCTGGTTCCGTTTAGATACAAACTTAATGTGGTTCCTGACCTAACAATAGCAACGTGATTCCACGCATTTATAGCCAACGATGTTGCGCCTGTTATTGTTGTTCCACCATAAAAACCACCCTCTAATTTGTCATTGTATACATACAACGAAAACGAGCCAGAAGATGTTGCTCCATTTGCAAAAATTGGAAATGTTCCAGACGCAGCCCTGTAAATCCACGCCTCAACAGTAAAGTTTCCTGTTCCAAACGAAAACGCTGAGTTACTAGAACATTCAAGATAATCCCCAGTACCATCAAAGTAGCCACTACCGCCATTCGTGCCAGCGGCATAGGCCGTCAGCGACGGGAATGGGGAGAAGGTTGTGACTGCTTGCGAAACGGTGTTTACCCCTGTTGAGTAGTTTGCCCCGCCGTTGTCTTTAATACGATTGGATTGGCAAACCAAAAGATTTGTGTTTGCGTCGGCTGTTAGCGGTGCTGTTGGTGCAGTAAAACTAGTGCCAGAATAAACAGCAGACTTATTTATCCGTGCATTTGAAATGTATCCATTAAAATAAGATGTGTAACCTCCACCAGATGTTTGAACAATTCCACCGACCTGTATATTTGTTGAAACACTTGCTATTGATGCGCCAGTTGTAGTTGCAACACGGGTTCCGTTTTCATAAAGAGAAAGAGTACCACCACTAGTCAGAACAAAAGCGCAATGTACCCATTGGTTCAAAGGTATCGTGCTGGTGTTGTTTAACGCTGTGTTGCTAGTTCCGTAAACGTTACAGGCCAAACGGTTTGAACCATCAATGGCAAGATTGAAATACTGGGTGTAGTTACCAGTCCCAGAATTAGAACTAACAAGAGATGTAAAAGAACTTGTCGACGCCGTTGCATATACCCAACACTCAATTGTTAGGTCTGTACCTGAGTAGTTAGTAGAAGTATCCCAACGCTGATAACCGGCGCTTCCAACATACATACCCCATCGACCATCTGCTTTTGAGAACGGCGTAAACGTGCCTTGCGTGGTATTACCGTTGCGGGTAATCGTAAAGTTGTTTGTTGAGGAATCTAAGAACGTATTGTTCTGTGCGCCGTTTGTGCCATCACCGGGAAGCAGTAGCGTGACGTTCTCAAAGTAAGGGTCAGCACCTGCGTTGGAAGGCGGCCACAACCCAGCACGGATGGCCTTGGTAGCCTCGGATAGCGACCAGATGCCCTTTGCAGATGACTGCGTGGGGTTATTAGCGACCCCGATAACGCCACCGTTCCACTTAGGCATTAGGAGATTTCCTCGTAAGAGCAGATAACTTTGAGGTCGTTGGCAGAGCCAGCCGTTGCGCCGATTGACTTATCTTCCTCAAGATAAATTCCCGAGGATTTGTCAATCACCACCAAAGATGAATCTGCTGGAACAGCCACAGTTGAGCATATCTGAGTAGCCGTGCCACCCAATGCCGCAGCAGAGTAGAGGTTGATGGTTATGTCAGCGTTGGATGTGCCATCTACGTTAGCAACGATCAGCGAGTTGATCTTGATTACCTTGCCGCTGGAAGCTGCATTGCTGACAACCGAGGTTGCGCTGGTTGAAGTTAAGTCCACCACAGCAGTTTTGCCTGTGATGGTTGCTACGTTGACTATATTAGGTGCTGCCATTTTATCCTCCGAAGACTATCGCCATAGCTATGGCCTTGCCAGTTGTGATGCCACCGCTAGCTGATGCAAAAGAAAGTGTTCCTGATCCGTTGGTCTGTAATACTTGCCCAGTAGTACCATCCGTTGTTGGCAATGTAAATGTGTTAACAAAAGATGTTAAGTTGCTATCGTATGCCTGGACATCGGTTCCAATGGTAAGACCAAGGGAAGTCTTTAATGTTGCTCCAGACTCAACAACAAAATTAGTACCATTACCGATTATAACACCATTGTCAGTTGGTGTCAAGCCAGCAATGTCAGAAAGTTGGGCATCGTAGCCCTGTACATCTGTACCGATTGCAAGACCTAAGAAAGACCTAGCAGAAGAGCCACCAGCGCCTAATGTGGTCAGGTCAGCATCATACGCCTGTACAGTAGAGCCAATGTCGGTAGAGTCTAAATAGTCTGATGCAGTGGTTAAGACTGTATGACCACCGTTTTGGAGAGTTCCGGTAAAGTTAGCAGTGGTGTCCCCATATTTAGCAAAACTAGATGACGAATATGTGCTGTCCTTAATTAACTTACCAGTAATGCCGTCAAATGCTACAAAATTATTAGCAACAGCAGAAGAGGGGCCAGTCACATCACCAGCGCCAGAGCCAGAGGCACCCTTTTCAGCCAGTGTATCCCAGTAAGTAGTATTAGTAGGCAAGTTGCCTGTAGAGGCCAACTTACAGATATAGGAAGAACCGTTATAACTGACAGCGTCATCGACTACATAGGAAGTACCGCCAGCATAAGCGCCTAACCATTTGAGACCCTCTGGTCCCTGAGCACCAGTAGCCCCTGTAGAGCCAGTAGCACCTGTAGCGCCTGTTGGAATACCAAGGGTAAGGGTATAAGTACCAGAGTTGTAAGATGCTGTGGCGCTAGAGCCAGCAGAAAGCGTAGTTGCTGTGACTGCAAAGTTGTTGGCTAGGTTGATTGAGGCATCACGAGCAGCTTCTGCTGCGGTCTGCGCTGCTTCAGCGTTGGTTTCTGCCGTTTCAGCGTTTGTCTCAGCAGTCTGAGCATTCGTAGCTGCGGTGCTGGCTGTGGAGGCTGAACTTGAAGCCGCTGATGCACTGTTTGATGCGTTGGTTGCTGAACTTGCTGCCGCATTAGCACTAGAAATAGCTTGGTTAGCATAAGTCTGTGCTAATTGTGCGGTATTAGCAGAGTCTGCTGTCGCATCTCCTGAACCGCCTGGACCACGATAGATAGCCATAGTTTAGGTTCCTTAAGGCTTATACAGCGGAATAAAACCACCAGCATCGGTAGAAAATGCTGTCATAGCCGAAGTTGTTAAAGCCTGAACTGGAACATAATCAAGCCAGGCTATTTGAGAAGTTGTTGGTGTAATCTGATTAGCAGCGATAGCACTGCCAATGTTGTAACTATTTAAAGAAGCAGGCTGTGTGGTGGTAAGTGTAACAGGGATGTAGTCTAACCAGGCAATCTGAGCAGTTGTTGGCGTAATCGTAGCCACTGTCATCTGACTTAGCTGTGAAGTTGTTAATACTGCCGGGAAGGTGTGAGGTATCATCTTATTTCCTCTATTTTGTTTTCTATAGCAACCTCAGCGAAGATGCTATAGAAAAGCCTCCTAAGAGGCGAAACCTTACGGTTTAGAATGCTGGACGTACAACAACAAACTTCAGAGTAGTAGAAGCAAGGTCAACGGCACCAGCAGTGTTGTTTAGAACAGTCAGGGTTACTGTGTTAGCAGCAGTTACTGCACCACCGATAACGGTGTCTACAGTGTCTACGCCAGCAGAGATGCCCATAACGATGTCACCAAGAGCAACACCAGGAACTGTTACATCGGCAGATGCAAACGTACCAGAGCCGGTAGCAGCATTACCAAAGTCAACAGTCTCAGAAACAGCCCACATCTCAGAGAACAAACCCTGAAACTGGGAACGACCACGATTAACAGGCATAATAATCTCCTTTAGTGATTAGAAGGGGACCAGCCTTGTGAGCCAGTCCCCGATTGTTATTCCTGATTAGGCAGGAACAGCAAGAGCCACAGCGGAGGTATCACGCAACTCGCCAACACCGTAGAGCGTGTCAGCAGTCAACAGGGTACCGAGGTACTCTTGTTTGTACTGGGTCTGAACACGAACTCCAAGCTGGTCAACCAGAACAAATGCCTCTGGGTGTGCCAACAGAGCGATACGGGTGGTCGTTGTCGTTGCCGTATCAGCGTTGGTCGTTACAAAGACCTTAACGCCATATACGTCACCAATCTGACCGTTACGGATGGTAGCGCCATCACCAACGAAAGCCTGCTCAGTGAAACGAGCAAGACCCATCATGGTGTTACGGGTTGCAGGAGGAACGATCAAGAAACGTCCGTCCATCGGAACATCGCTATCATCCAAGCGCTGGATTGCACGGCGAAGGCCAGCATCCGTCAGAGCCGTACCTACGTTGGTGCCGTCAACATACAGCGTTGAACCATCACCAGCAAGGTATGCTTTGTCGTAGTTAGCCGAACCTGCTGTACCAGACTGAGCACCACGACCCAGCTGGATCAGCGATGTGTCGATACGGGTAGCAAGAGCGTAACCAGCGTCATCCGTGTAGAAACGGCGAAGCGAGGACAGAGCCTGAACTTCAGCAAAGTCTTCGATCAAACGGCTGTACTCATAGTGCTGGTTAATCGTGACAGTCTTCTCAGTGCCACTCTCAGCAATCAGAGTAACCTGCGAAGAAGCAGTCTTAGCAGCAGCAGAGCCACGAGCAGGTGACGGGAAGTGCATAACATCGCCCTTCTTACCCTTCATGGACATCTTCTTGAACAGGTTTGCAGCTACGAGGTTCTTCTTGTAAGCAGCAATGATTTCATCAGACCATACCTCAGGAATAAAACCTGCGGTGTTGACTGTCGATTGTACTACGTTATTGGTACCTAAAGGCATGATAAATTTCCTTTGTTAAAGTTGTTAAGTTAGCGGACTCTGCCCTCTCGGTAAGCAGCCATGATTTCATTTTGCATCATGTCATACTTGTCAGGGTCCGTTTGCATGAGTTTAATAATGTCTGCACGACGGTAAATCTTCTTAGAGGGTGCTTCATCACTGCCCGAAGACACTGTGGTAGTGGCTGCTTTTACGGACTGGCTACGGACCTCTTTCTCTGCTGACACTGTCTGCTGTGCTGCCTGTCTACGCTCTTTCCATATAGACAACAACTCATCACCAGCATCAAAGTCAAAAGAACGGTCTGCACGAACAAACAGCTCTGCCCTCACTTTGGAGGCTGCAACCCAATTCTGGAATGCAGGATCGGCAACAACTTCTTGAAAGTCAGGATGCCGTGCTTTTAGTTCGTTAAACGCCTTTGCCGCTGCCATCTCAGAGGAGAGTTTTTCAGCCTCTCTAATCTTTGGATGGTTTTCAATCGCCTTCTCTACCGCACGTTTAGGATCAGCGAAGAAATCAACCTCTTCGTCAGGTTCCGCTTGCAGTTGCTGTTTTGTTGTAGTTTGGGTCTTGATGAAGTCATCCACAACACGCCGTAACTCACCAACTTCACTGCCTTGTCTGCCGATTAACTTCTCGGCTTCCATGTGCATCTGAGCAATCTCTTTGGCGCTTTTACCCCGATACTTTTCGGGAACGTCCTCTTCAACTTGCTCTTGAACAACCGGCGCTTCTGCTTTCGCTTCTGGTTCGGATGTGCTAATGTCGGTCAATACTTCGTTAGGATCTACTTCTTCAACGCCTTCTTCAATAAAACTAGCCATCTATTGTCTCCCGTGCCTCAACAGCATTAAGAAAGAACACTTATTACGTTTGAGGGGGTTCTCTTATCCCTCGGAAATACCAACTTTACGCTCGTACTTCATGTGCGACTCTCGCCGCTTCTCCCAGGCTCTGCTTGCAGAAGGAAAATCTCCTGTGATTCCTTCTAAAGAGATTCTAGGAGCAGAGATCAGCCTTGTAGCGTCATTTGTACAGTGTGGGCACTGTATGACTGTTACTGACTCATCTACATACTTTTCGCTTATGTGCTCTTTGGCACAGCGGAATTCAAATATTCTTTTCGCCATTTTGCAGTTCCTCGTAGGTTTGTTGTGACAAGTCTTTTAGACCAATGATGTAGTCTAAAATGTCTACTTGTCCTTTTCTAAACTCTAGGGTCACTGCATCGCAGTTGCGGATGTTCTCGTACTGGGTACGCATCTCTAATAGGTCTTCTAGGAGTTGCGACCACGCTTGGGTGGTCATCATAGAAAGCCTGTCTTCGTAATACTGCTGTAATTCTGGTAACATTTGTCGTAATTCTACCACACTTTTATTAATTTGTCAAGCACTTTTTACCGCTTTTGTCAAGTTTTTTATTTTTGACGTGCGGCAACGACCTGAAGGTTAGCAATTTCCTTCTTAGTGTCGATGTCTTTCTCTTTTAGGGCCAGATTAGCGACCTTGATGCGTCTTTCAAACTCAGCAGTGGGGTCATTGGAGTCTGAAAGGTACTTAGAGGCGCTGGCAGTGATAGAAGCCTGCAATTCTGCTGGTTTTAACTGGGTATCTACGGCCTCTGCCTGTGCTTTTGTCTGGTTTAGGAGCACTTCAGACTCAAGTTTGGCGTTTTGCAATTGGGCATTCTGCATTTGTAGCTGCTGAACCATCTGTTGGGTCTGCTGTGCCTCTGGATTGGGCTGCATCATCTGGTCCATCTGAGCAATAATCTGCTCACGGTTGTTTAAACCGCTGTTTTCGATGATGGCTTTGAGCACAATTGGCACTACAGGGCTATCTGGACCCAAGGTTTTGAGTAGATTCATAAACTGCATCTGCTCATACTCACGGGCAATGATGCCTAGATTGCTAGAAGCAATGAAATTGAAGTCCTGTGCGGGGTAGTTCTCAGGATCAAACTGCATAAATCGATAGGCGGCCTTCTTCACAAAGGGAATAAGGAACTGTTCTTGGAAGTTAACCAAGGTACGCTTATTCTTCTTGATGATGGCTGAGAGGCCAGCACTCATGCCAGCACCGTCTGCTGTGGTAGGAGCAGGCATAGTCGAACTATCTACCGTACCAGTAGCCATTAGCATCATCCGCATGAACTCACCAGCGATTTGCAGATTGCCAGGATCGGTGTTGCCGAACTTAAATGGCTGGAGGATCTCAGCAGGGTTGCCGTTGGTCAGGATGGTCTTACCTGGCCTTACTTCAAACTTGGCACCACGAGGCAGTCTTGTAGCATCGATGCCCATCATCGGGACTGTGGTCAGTGCTAGGCTGTCTAAGTGGGCACGGATCTGAGCATCAATAGCCTTTTGCATATTGTAGCCCTTCTCAGCGATGCCACGACCCCAGAAGCGGTTAGGCATAGAGTCGTTCTGGAAGGCAACGATTGGACGGTCTTCCATCATGTAGGGCGACAACTCAGCCTTGAGCAGGTGCTGGTCATTGGCAATAACTACGATGCCTTCTACCAACTCTGTGTAGTCTGCTGCTTCGTTGCCAAACTCTTCTTGCTTCTTGGCAAACAACTCAACAATCTCTTCATCTGATCCCGACTCGATTAGGTACTTAGGCACTAAGCCATAGTAGCGGAGCAACAGTACCTTGTCTTGCTGGTACTCAACGTCTTCCTGCACAGGCTCAATGTCAGTATCTACCGCTGCCTGACCAAGGTTATCAACCTTCTTATAAACACCAGACTCCATACCAGCAACGACAGAGTGTAGTGACACATACTCTTCTACCGCACAGCCCATCGCCTCTTCAATGCTGGTGGCAGTGGGGTCAATCAAGAAGTTCTTAGGATTGATGGCTTTGAGACCAACAACAAACTTAGGCACTTCCTCAACACCAATAGCAGAGACACCCATCTCCACGATTGGGCGCATCGCTGGCCTTAGCACAGTCTTCTCTGCGATGGTAATCTCACCGATGCCGGTGCCATAGACAGCGCCTAAGAGGACAATGTCTGAGACTGACTTGCGGACCTTCTGGTTCTTAAAGTCCTCATACATCTGGTTCTTGATCTGCTCTACATCTAACTTCTGCTGATCTTTTTGGTCATCAACGATGTCAAAGAACTTCTCACCACGACCAAAGATAGCCTCTTCGATCTCAGCGGTGTGGGACTCGATTGCCTGCTGAAGGGCAGGAGTCACCAGTTGTGAACGCTCAGAGTCTCTTGTCTTGTCTTCACCAGACCAGATACCACGCCATAGACGCTCATACTCTTTCCAAGACTCTAGATAGTTCTCATCTCTGTGGTTGCGCCACATCAGGCAACGAGATAAGACCCACTCAGTGATCTTAGCGTCTTTACCGTTGTATTCGTTTTCTTGCTCTTCCATGCTCTCTCCTAGTAGCCTGAAACGGCATCCATTGGTGTGTAATCGTCTTCCTCATAGTCTGAGGTGTACTCTGCAATCGCTATCTGGTCTATGTAACTCAAGGCATCAATCAAGTCATCATGCACCTGGGCATTAGGGAAGTTCATCAGTTCATCGATGATCTCACTATTCCAAGGACCTTCATTGAAGGTAATCTTTCCGTGCTCTAGTCTGCCCTGTAAAGACCAAGTGATTCTGTCTGTCTTTTTCTTGTTTCCGTGTGTGAGGTCTTCAATCCTAAAGTAACTGTTATACTTACGCATAAGATCAGACAGATAAGGTAGAACGGCATTCTTCAGTGCGCCTCTTTCGATGCCTACACAGACAGGCTCATAATCTCTGACCACATCAAATATCTTCTGTGCGGTCTGCTTAATGTCCCACCGTCCATACTCTATATCTGCAACCCACCAACCCTCAGCAGTAACCTTGACTATCGCTATCGCTGATTGGTCTAACCTCTTTTTCTTTGCTGTAGTGGCAGCAGCTACGTTCTCAAAGCCAGCAAGGTCAACTGCTACAAAGTAGCGACCATCCTTAGGCTCTTCTTCATCTATCTTTATCCACTCTTCTTTAAAAATCCCGCCACTCGCTGCTTCAAACGAAGCCATGAATTCTGTGCGGAAAGCAAAAGAAGACATAGACTTTTTTGCAGCTTCAATTTCTTTTGGGTCAAGTAATGGGTTATCGAAGCTAGTAAAGTGCCAACTTTTGTATTCTTTATCATCGTTCTTGTCCCCATAGTTGTACAACTCATAGAAATGGTTACGCCCCATCGGGGTACCAATAAACAGAGACTTACCCTTTAAGTCTGCCAATGCAGGTCTGAGGATCTGCTCAAACACTGATGGCTTCATGTCTGCGTACTCGTCAAGCACTACAAACTTTAGTGAGACACCACGCATTGTCTCTGGCCTGTCAGCG